CAGGCACCGGAGCCGGCGTCATCTTTGAGTGCGCGCAGAGCGAAGTGGAGGACAAGGTCCTTGGCGGTGCAGAATCAGGGAATCCAATCGACGCGAGCCAGTTCTACTACCAGGGCGGCACGGCCAACTGCGGATTCTACGTTACGATTGGAGTTAACTAGTGGGCGACACCTTGACAATACCGTCTTCTCTGTCTATGTCAATGGGCAGTCGTCCGACGCAGTCACCCAACGGAAAATTACTGGTGTCTGCTGTAGACAGAGAACATCCGCTTTACGAAGCTAACAAGCTGCTGTGGGGCCACCTCAGCCTCCTGTATGAGGGCGGAGACATAATAAAGAGGTCTGCAGGAGAGTTCCTGATCAGGCGCCCCAAGGAGGATGGAGAAGTCTGGAATACTCGCCTCAGCATGTTCACCTATCAGAACCTCCTCAGGAACGGGATAGGGTGGTACAAGTCGAGAATGTTCAAGGAAGATCCGTCATTCACCTATGACACCTCGATCGACCAGTACTATAGAACCGACTTCATGCAGGACGCGAACGGCGCCAAGATGTCTTTCGTAGAGGTCTTCCGCCAGACATTCACCAAGTGCGCTGTGCTAGGCAAGTCATTCGTTCTTGTAGATCTTCCCTCACCGAGTAGCGACGAGATTCCCGCATCCCTGGCTGACCAGAGAGAGAAGGGCTTGCTGAATCCAAGACTTGCCGTCTACTCTCCTTTGAGCGCGATAAATTGGGACTATGACAGGCGAGGAGACCTCAATTGGATCATCTTCAAGGAAACTGACTATGTCTCGTCGTTTGCCGCTCAACCTAGAATCAGAGACCGATGGTATTACTTTGATCGAGTGAATTACACCGTGTACGAGGTCGAGAGGGACGCGACTCAAACGGTAGCTTCCAGAGACGTCGAAGTAACTGAAGTGGACTCCGGTCCGCACGCCCTAGCGGCACACAACATAGTTCCTGTCGTGTGCATCGATTTTGAAGACAGCTTGTGGCTGGGTAAGAGCGTGTATCTTCCCATCTTGGCTCACCTGAATCAAGACAATAGCCTGGCGTGGGCCTTGTTCATGTCCAACTTGGCCATGCCAGTGATCATATCGGACGGCGACATTTCCGACAGCAACAGGGAGGAGGGCGGCTATTACCAGTTGCCCATAGGATCTAGCTTCAATTGGACTGAGCCGAAAGGCACCAGCTTCGAGCATTCTGCTAATCGCTTGAATCAGCTTCGCGAAGAGGTGTACAGATCGATGTACCTTCAAGCGCAGGGCCGCAGCATGTCTGCGACGCCCTCGATGCAGTCTGGCCGTAGCAAGGAGGTGGACATGGTGCCCAGCGCGGACATCATGTGCGCCATGGGGGTGCAGATCAGAGAAGCGATGACCAAGGTGCTGGAGATGGCGGCCTTGGCTAGAGACGACAAGAAGCTTGACGTCTCTATCGAAGGGTATCAGTTCTATGAGGAGATGACCACCGAGGAGGTGTTCGCCGCGGCGACCACCTTAGAGATCCGGATTCCGTCTCCCACGTTCGAGAGGACTTTGTACAAGAAAGTGTCTGATCGATGGACTCGCGACCAGACTCCACAGCTCCGTAGTAAGATTCATGAAGAGATTGACGAAGGGGAGCTCATGGAGGAGCGAGAAGAAAAGATGATGCAGAAGCAGATTCAAGCGACGGCAGACAAGATGAAGGTGAAGGCCAAGCAAACCCTGGCTCCTGGCCGGGGAGGCTCTCAGCCGTCGCTCAAGACTCCGAGCACCAAGATAAAGTAATCTTGGCGGTTTACTTTGTTGCAATGTTCGTGGTACTATTGAAAGGAAAGGAGGCAATGGATGGCCAATGTATTAACGTCGGCTCAGGTCGCAACTCTGGTCACGCCGTCTCTTGGTACGGGAGTGAATATCACTGACGCCACCAACGCTACCCCGATAGAGGTTACGGCGGCTACGCACGGACTTGCTACCGGAGATTACGTGATGATCGAGGACGTTGGCGGCAACACGGCTGCTAACGGAATGGGTCGCGTCACCGTTTCAGACGGGAGCACGTTCACCATTGACGGATCAGTTGGTGATGGAGCGTACACAAGCGGTGGCACGGTCAAGAAGTTGGCTGGCGGCGCCGCAAATCTGACCCCAGGCGACTTGGACGACCTTCAAGCTGCTTTGAGCAGAGTGAAGCACGTTCGAGGTCCTGACCATGACAGAGCGTCTGAGTCAGCAATCGTGGACATACTGTAATTATTCTTTGGCGTTTACTTCACGACTTCCGACGTGATAGAATAGTTACAGTTCATCAAGCTCTGTGGGCCCGCGCTAGAGCTTGAAGATGAATTGCGGGGTGGAGTTATTCGATGAGATCAAGATTGCCCTTTTTCGTTGTAGCCAGTCAAGCTTCAGTGCCAAAGCGCTTTGATGGCGATGGCAGCGGCGACGGTGCCGGTTCCGGGGCACAAACCGGGGCTACCCTCGAAGAGGTGAGAGCTCTCCTTAAGGACGAGTTCATGCCGCAGGTTAACACTGGCATTAACAATGCCATTGCCAATCTGAAGAAAAGCGACGTACCAAAGGTCATTGATGGAGTACTCGCTCCGATCAAGGATCAGCTCACGACCTTGCAAGAAACAATCAGTGGTCTTGGACAAGGTGGCGGATCCGGCGACGGAAAGTCTGGGGACATGCCTCCAGACGTAAAAGCGAAGTTCAACGAAGCCATTAGGACTTCGGAGAATCTCAAGTTGCGTGTTGACGACTTGGAAAGGCAGAAGCAAGAGTCAGACCAAAAGCTAGAGCGGTCAGAGCGCGATCAAATGCTCACATCTGCTCTCTCTTCCTTCACTTTTCAAGACGAAGTTGCAGCGAAAAGCGCGTTCACGCTATTGAGGCCTGACGTAAAGCGACTGGACGACGGCACCATAATTGCCGGCGACAACCTTCCGGTCATAGACTACGTCAAAGAAGTACTTCCGTCAAGGTATGGTTTTCTGCTTAGGCCGAAAGCTGCCGGGGGTTCCGGCGCCAACGGCACTCCTGCTGTTGCAGGAGGCGGGAAGCAAGTGATGTTGGAAGACATCAAACCTGGTATGTCTCCAGAAGAGCGCGAACGAGCGGCTCGGGCCATCGTCGCGAGTCTTTGATAGACAAGGAGAATAGGCAGTGCCCCCAATCACAAACCAAAATGCAGCTGAAGCGATCGTCAAGCTCGTGGCCGCCGATGCCCTTCCGGCCTTGGTAGGCAACCTGGTGATGGGAAGTCTCGTCAACAGGAATTACGAGGCGACGCTCGCAAGCGTGGGCGATACAGTGAACGTTCCGATTCCGCCCATCATGACGTCGACGAACATTGCAGAGGGTGGTACCATCACCACGCAGAATCCGTCCATCGGCAATGCAAACATCGTCATCAACGTGCACGCGGAATCGAGCTTTCAGATCCCCGACGTCACCAAAATTCTCAATCATCCCCAGCTTTTGGGAATGTACATGGAGCCCGCCATCATCTCACTCGCTGAGAGAGTGGAAACAGACCTCCTGAAGTTGTACATCAACCTCACGGCCAACACAGCCCAAGGCACGGGAAACACGACAATCACAGAAAGCACCATCGACGCGGCTGAAACAGCCATGTTCACGGCCAAGGTTCCGGAGTCGCAGGCGAAGTTCCTGATCACCAGCGGCGCCACGTACGGAGATATCCGCCAGATTCCGCGCTTCACTGAAGAGCAGACTGCTGGGTCGGGTCTTCCGATCTCTACCGGCACCGTCGGCAAGCTCAAGAATTTCTTTGTCCTGCGCAGCCAGTATGTGCAGAAGGTTTCGACGACCACGTACAACATCGCCTTCGTTCGCGATGCTTTTGCCCTGGTCACTCGCCGCCTTCCGCAGCCGCTTCCCGGCACCGGCGCCATCGCGCAGTACGGCGAAATGGGCAACTTCGGTTTCCGCGTCGTCATGTCGTACCAACCCAACACCCTGGCCCAGCAGTTCACTGTAGACGTTCTGTATGGCATGGGCGTTCTTCGCAACGTTTTTGGTCTTCAGGTGCTTTCGTAAGTTTCGGCGGCCTTGAGCTGCACGCACCGGAGGTAACATGGATATCAAACAGTACTATGGCGATATCAGCAAGAAGCGGGCTGAGCTAGAAGAAGCCTATGAATCTGGAGAAGTCTACTTGACGTCTCTGTTTCACAGAGAGAAGAACTCAACGGCTGGGCAAGTAAGCACAGCCACTCCTGAGAACGCTGCACGAGTTCTTGTCGACGGCACCCACAAGCTGTCGAGCGAGGATGAAGTTGCTGCGTACAAGAGGCTTCTTGAGCGCAACCGCACTGAGATCGCTAAGGCTGAACAACTGAAGAAGCAGCAGTACATCGTCGTAGTCGACCAGAAGCA